TATATGCAACAACAAGGTGAGCGACGCTACTTTAGTTGTTGACGGACCGTCCAGTCATCTGGTGCTTACACTGGTACGAAAAGCGTAAGGCCGCCCTGGAGAGCCGTGAGGCGATAGACGGGCTGGGCATTGGCTTTGTGGACGCGAAAAGACGTACCAAGTATGTCGATGACGTACTGGCCGCTCTTGCGGGTCCGAAAGTCAAGCGGTTTGCCGTCCAAGGCAACAGGCTCCACCAGAAGACTAACGTAGTTAGCCTGGGACATTGAGTTGATGATTGTAGCCGCGATTTGGTCGCGGCGTGCACGCCTCTGGCGCATCTTTGCCGGTGAGTTCCTGGCCCAACGAGTGGACATGAGAACATTATCGGCGAGGAAACGAGAGAACATGATGGTATCGGGTTTTCGTGGAGTGCCTCCCCGTATCTTTCAGCGTGTGTGTTTGTGTTTGTATCGATGTGACGTATGTGCGTGTTGTATGATGACCCTCCGCCGTGCCTCCGTCTAAAAGACGCTCGCACCCCATTGTGCCGCCGTCGCAAGGACGCTCGCACTACTGTTCCAAAAGACGCTCGCACCACCAGTTGATCAGGTGTCAACCTTAAGCGCCCAGAAACCGATGTTGATGTAGGAGTTGGATGCAGTAAGCACACGCCCAACCTGCCCAGCGGGGTAGATGGTCCTACTGTCCTCCGTGCCTGGCGCAACCACAATTGTGTATTGCGCAAAGGAGCAGGCAGCGTTGTGATACTCTTCGGCAGGTTCTGAAAGCGTGATGGCACTTCCGTACGATCCAACGTGGACGGGTAAAGTACCAGCGCTCAAATTGCCTGAGCCGCCTGGACCCAACCAGGGCCCCTCCGAATACTGCAACACCCACGTCCCAACTGGCATAACAAATCCTAGCCAGAATGGTACGTCAGCGGGAAGTACAGTCGCAGTGGGGCTGGCTTTGTAAACAGCCAACACCCGGGTTGGATCGGCTCCTGATCCATAAGCCTTCACCACGCCATAAGCTTTGTTGTTGACGTCGGTGTTAAAGGTAGCCGCACTGTTGTAATTTACGACGCCAAGAACGCCGCCACCAGTGACAAGCTCTCCAAGTTGCTTCTTATGTAAGTATGGGTAAAGAAACTCGATATCGTATGAAATATATAGTTGGCCGAGTGAAGTGCCTGGCGATAGCGTCAAGCCAGACGTGGCAACGTTAATTGTGCCCATGATAGTCTGACGTCGGGTAGCGTCATTGTCATCCGTCGACGTCACATGCTTGACGTAGTATCCGTCGAGCGGAGAACGGGAAGGATCACACTCCACCGGTGCCAACATCGAAGTGCTGGGTTTGGTACTCACAGCGAACTTCGTGTTGAGCAAACCCTCCATTGACTCGTAGCTCTGTTCGGCAGGGTCATAGTTCACAGCAATTGCAACCACGCCACTGTTTTGATAGTCAGTGGACGTGCTCCTAAAGCCGATCACCATGCCCTTAACCTTGTAGCGTTGATACTTCTGTGCCACACTGGCGAGCCATGGAAAGGTTCCTGCGTTAGTAGGGTCGATATCGAATGTTTGGACATTGTAGTCATACTGATTGTCGGGCACGACAACGTCGCCCACGTACTCACAGTGTTTGAGCCGGGTGTCAGCCCCCTGTTGTTTAAACATGGGCACCTGGTCGGCCATTTCACCGATCACCGTACGATTCATGAGTGAGTTTGTGCGGACATTGTAGTCACCATAACCAGTCAGGGTTGAGATCCCCTTTCCGATCATAGCTCCCTTTGGGCCACCAAGTACTCCTCCCACGGTGGCAAACGTTCCACGTGGAATCCTCGACAACAGTTGGTCAATCTTCTTAATCATTGTCCCATCGCTTTGCTGGTTTTGATTAGCAGTCCCAGCAGACTGCGTAGCCGTCTTGCGACTTCCATTTGCGCGACGTGTTCCGTTCGGCATATGTATGTGCAAATCACAGTATGTGATGTGTGTAAATGTGTGCTGAAATTTGCAGGGCCCACCCGCCCTCCTAGACACTCAGACCCGTGAGGTCCGATTACTCGCGCTTGACAGCATCCCCTACGACAATCAGGGATGGGTCAGCGGCCGTTGCCTCCATGATACGGCATGAGGCAAGGTCTTGTTTGCTTTTGGCTGCATTGAGTCCGACAATCAGACACTCAGTATCTGTTGTGCCGGCCCAATTTGCATTTGCAGCGCAAATGCGGTCGGTAACCACCTGTACGCATATGTCACGATCACTCGGATCATATGGATAGGGACTAGATGTTTCGAGCTTGTACATCTCGTCGGCGGTTGCCTTCTGCAGGGACGTCTTGAGTCCAAAGATGCGCTTTAGCGCCCTGCAGTATTCCCCCACGACTGGGGTGTGGGCATCGGTTACCAAGTAGCCCTCAACCTTGTTTGCTAGTCCGACGGCAACGCTCTTGTTCACTACGACAGGAATTCGAGCGATGGCACGGACCGGTTCGCAAATTGAGGTGAGGGTGTGCAGAGGATTCACGTACACACGGGACAGCATCACGACTGGTTTGCCTCTCGCCGTCGGTTCCGCGACTTTGATGATCATGCCTAAGTCGCTGGCCGCGGTTTTCAGGTCAAACTTCGCGTTGGCGAGCCCGTCGTCACCAAAGATGACGCCGATGGACTCAAATGCTGCCGTGGGGATCAGGCCAGCGTTGCGTGCTGCGGCGTACTGTGTGAATGCGCCAGACCAGCAATTGCAATCGGTGGTGTCTGATTTGCCGCTCAGATTCATGAACCCGGACGCGAATTTCAGACGCTTCCTCAGTTCGGCGAAGAGTGGCAACTTGATCACGCGTTCCGTGTTGCGAGACAATGCTGCATCAATTGCGGCGTGGTGTTCCTTTGCGTAACCAGAACGAACGTGGTGGCCATATTGTGCGACGTTGAAGCGTCCATGCGTGCCGTCCATCTTGCTGAAGTC